GAGGAGGACTCGAAGTCCTTGGTCGCCTGGTCCGCCTCCTCCAGCGCCTCCTTGGCCTCGTCGCTACCCTTGCCGTACTCGCGCAGTGCCTCGTCGGCGGCCTCGTTGGCCTCTATCATGGTCTGGAGGGCTCTGTCGTTCTCAGCTTGCGCCTCGGCCAGGTCGAGCACCGCAGTCTGGGCCGCGAACAGCGGGTCAGTCATCCCGAGTAGGACGTCGATGTACTCCTGCAGACCCTGGGCCATCCGGGCGCTGGCTCCGGCGACCGTGTCGAACTCGGCGGCCAGGTTGGCGAAATCGCCCTCGCCCTCGGACGCCGCGATGGCCGCGTCTCGCAGCGCCGGGATGGCCTCGTCCCGCGCCGCCGTAGTCAGGTCGATGCCCAGCGCGTCGGCGAGCTCGTAGATGACCGAGGGGTCCACGTCCCCTAGGGCGGTGTACAGCTCGCCGCGGACCGCGTCCACGATGCCCTCGGCGTGCAGGGCCAGGTCCTCCAAGGCCTGGACGTCGCCCACCAGGGCGTTGTTCAGGGCGTCCGCCTCCAGGGTGGCGGACTGCAACCCGGGCACGATGTCGTAGAAGCCCGCGCCGAGCCGGTCCCAGAACCCAGTGGACAGGTCGGGTTGCAGACCCTCCACCTCGTCCCGGAGGCCCTCCGCCTGGGCTCGGAGCCGGAGTATCGCCCCCTCGGCCGTGGTCGGGTCGTACCGAGTCCCGAAGAGGTCCTTCATGCCCCCGGCGGCCTCTTCAGCCGAGTCCTTCAGGTCCTTGTTGCGCATCACCACACTCGCGAGCGCCAATGAGACTATGCCGAGGGCCCCGGCAGCTGCATTGACGCCGCGCAGGGAAGCGGCCAGGCGGCTCGCCGCCCCGGCCATACCCTGAATCATGTCGGCCAGCCCCAGAACCGCCAACACCTGCATCTTGGTGATGACCCCGGCAAGGGCAGGAGCCAGCAGTATGCCCAGGACAGTGGCGAGAACGGGCACCACCGCGTTCGATTCCGCCACCCACTCCACGATGTCGGCCAGGCCCTGGGCGAAGGTCACTACAGCGTCGATGGCCAGGGCCGCGACGAACCCAACCACAGCCCCTGCGAGCGGGCCGAACGCCGTCGCCACGCGGACGACTACGGACCACAGGTCCTCGGCGATCCTGCGCACCGACTTGAACGCGGGGTACAGGCGCTCGATGAAGGGCCGGGCCGTGTCGGCTACGGTGGAGCCCAGGTCCTGCACCCCGGTGAGCAGGTCGATGATGGTGGGGAGGACGCGCGTCCCGAACGTAATCATGTGGGACGTCACGGTGCTGGTGAACAAGTCCCACTGGAGGGACAGGGACTCCAGCTGCTCGTTCAATGCGTCCTGGGTGGCGCCAGTGCGGTTGTTCACGTCGATGATGGCTTCGGCGGTCTTGACGTAGTTGTTGCCGTCGTCCGCTGCGAGGGCGAAGGCCCCACGCGCCGCCCGGATCTCGGGGAACAGGGCGAGCCACGACTCGACAGACCCGTCGGTGGTCTCCAGCAGCGTCGCCATCACGCCGTGCAGACCCTCAGTGTCTAGGGCCGCCTGGCCGGACTCGTAGCCCAGGTTCTTGAGCTTGCTGGTGAGCTCGTCGGACGGGTCGATGATTCCCTGGATGAGTCGGGCCAGGGAGGTGGATGCCTCGGCCGGACCGACGCCAGCCAGGGTGATGGCGGACATCGCCGCGCTGACCTCGTCAATCTCCACCCCGGCTGCGGAGGCCAGGCCGATGACTGAACCGAGGTTGCCAGCCAGGTCCTCGAAGGTTAGGACGCCGACCTCGACCGCCTTGAACAGCGTGTCGCTCACGTCGGTGGCGTCCGACGCCTCGCGCCCGTAGGCGTTCAGAACCCCGGTGATGGCCTTGGCCGAGACCTCCGTCTCAGTGAGCCCGGCTGCGGCTGCCGTGGCGGAAGCCTCCAGCACCTGCATGCCGTCGGCCCCGACGAACCCCGCGGAGGCGATGTTGTACAGACCGTCGGCGAGGATGGTGGCTGACTGGGGTAGCTGGGTGCTGAGCTCGAGGACCTTCTCGGACGTCGAAGCGAATTGGTCCTCGGACATCTTCGCGATTGTGTTGACGTTGCGCATGCTCTGGTCGAACTCTTTGGCCTTCATGACCGAAGCACCGAGAGCTAGGCTCACGGCGACGGCCCCAACCGCCACCCCCTTGGCCAGGGTCTTGGCCAGGGAGCGGCCGGTCGCGTCAGCGCGCTTGGTGGCCGCGTCCAGAGAGTTGATTTGAGTGTTGGCGCGGCCAATCCCCTTGGCCAGCCCAGCGGTGTTGGCTGTAATCGCGACGACGATGTTCTTGAACACCCCTACCCACCTTCCTCGTTCGCCCGTCGCGCTTCACGTTCGGCTTGCTCTCGGTCCTCTTCGGCCTCTACCACCGCTCTCGGTAGCAAGCCCACGTGGACGCCCTTCTCGCCGTCCGGGACGTTGTCCTGCTCCTGCTCCAGGACCTCGCATCCCGGGCACCGCCAGTGGTACCCGAGATAGGCATAGGGGTCCTGCTCCCACTCCTCCAGACGGGTGCCGCACCTGCACCTCTGTTTGAGATACTGCTCATATGCGATGGCCTTGTCCTGGTCGAGGTCGGTCCAACGAGCGGGCCCGCCGAGGAACTGGCTGTGCGGAATCTGGTAGACCCGGCACACGGCCATCTCATCGAGGAGCCTCTCATCGGACCTTAGCCTTCCCCCAGGTCCACCACCCGGCGCTGGGTGTTGACCTGATATGCGGCGGTGAACAGTGCGGTGAGCTCACCCTGGTTCCACTCGTCCCAGATCTCCTCCGCCATCGGGTACCGGGTGCGTGGCGGGTCGAAGCTGTCGTCCACGTACGACCCCTCGGACAGGTCCGGTTCGATGCATGACGCACCGACCAGCGCCGCTGGGAACGTCTCGGGGTTGAAGTCCGGCAGGTTGGCGTCGGCGTTGCCCTCGCGGAGCTTCTCCTTCTCCTCCTTCGAAAGGGGGTGCTCCTCGACGAGCAGCTCGTACCGCTTGCGCCCAACCGACGCGAGCTTCATCACCAGCGTGTTCTCGCGGAGCTCGGCCTTCAGCTTCTTGAGGAGCTCGACCTTCTCCTCCATCGACTCCTGACGCTCCGGGTCCGACCCCTTGTTGCCTCGCACCTTCGCGAGGTACATCCGGTCGGACTCCACGTCGGACTTGAGGGCCGCCACCCGGTCCGCCAGGTCGTCGTCCAGCGGGACGTGGACCCGCTGTGTTCGCGCCTGCTTCTTCTTGAGCCGGTCCGAGGTGGCCGGGCCCAGCCTGCGGGCACGCTCCGAAGGCGTCTCTTTGGCCTTGTTGTCGCTTGACATGCGGGGTTCCTTCTGTCCGTCCTCGGGCCGACCCCTGATTGGGCCGACCCCGGGTCCTTACACCCTAGACCGCAGCTGGCACGGTCCCGTTCTGTTCGGGCACTTCGGTGATGGCGAACCCGGCGACGAACCGAGCAGCCTCGTTGCCGGTGGACCACACGTCGTTGACTCCGGTGGTCTTGGCGGGCCACACCTCGAGCCGTTCGGTGTCCACGTCGCCGTACGGGAGCAGGACAACGTGCCCCGCGGTGCCCTTGGTGAGGGCGACCCGGTTGGCGTCGTCGTCGTCCCGGTCGTAGATGGTCAGGGTCGAGGTCGGAGCCGTGTCTTCGCCGTCGATCTGCGGGGTGAAGGCGTCGGCCAGGTTGGGGGTCGTGATGGGCGAGTTCTCCAGCTGGAACCCCGCGATATCCGCGATGTCCAGGGAGAGGTCGACCCCCGCGTCGAGCTCGATCCGGGTGATGCTCGCGATGTCGGCCACTTCCAAGACCCAGAGAATCTTGCTCTTGCCGCGTCGAAAGTATCGTCCTGCCATGTGACTATCTCCTTCCGGGTTGCCCCGGGGTCAGTCGTGCCGGGGCGCGCGCCCTAGCTTGACGTCTTGTTCTTGTCCCCAGTCGTCTTGACCGGGGTCGCCGTCGGTGTGCCCTCCACGAGGGAGTACCCACGCGACTTCCACACCTTCTCGAACGCTTCCTGGGTCACCACGGAACGGCTCTTGCCGTTCAGCGTGACGGTCACCTGCTTCGCCATGTTCATCCCTTCCGTTGTCAAGCCGGGGTCACGTAGAACACGAACCTCTCGGCAGCTGTGAACACCCGCTTCGGTGGGGTGCCGCTGTACTCCACACCGCCCGGGTTGCCGTCAGGCCCTCGGCCGATGATGGTCCACCCGACCAGTGCGGGGGGTGGTGTCGTGAACGCCCCGGCGCCGTCACGGCCCAAGATCACGGACCGTACTGCGTCAGCTAGTTCCTCCGCCTGTGTGTCCCGCAGCGCCACAGAGTTCACCTGATAGACCACCCCCGCGTCCGCGTCGGGGTGGGCCAGCCCGGGGCCGCTGAACGACCCGCCGGGCACCGCATACAGGACTGAGTAGGGGAAGGGTCGGTTCACGGGGGACTGTAGTCGCCCCACAGGGCGGCCCACCGCTTCCTCGAGCCAAGTGGCCAGGGCGGTCGTCAGGGGCGCACGCTCAAGGACGTTGGTCACGCTGGCCCCCTCCCGCCGAGGAGGTCCTGAACGGTGTCCGCCAGGTCCCCGAGGAACGGCTTCTGAATCTCATCCAGCGCAGGGCCGAAGTGCGGGTACGGCGGCTGGTCGTAGTAGCGGCCCAGCGAGTCCGTGCCCGTGAACCCCATCTCGAGGCGACGTCCCTGGGGGTTGTTGGTCCCCACCTGGCCCACCGTCATCGGCCCGTGCGTGGACACCCGCCGCGAGATGGACCTCCGGTAGTCGCCCGTCACCGCACGCGGGCCGGGCCGCCCCGACGCCTTCGACTTCACCTTCGTCTGCAGCAGCATGGCGTGGTGCGCGATGGTCTTGCGGACTGACGAGTCCGCGGCGACTGCCGCCGCGGTGAACTCGGCCCCCACCGCTCTCGCGTTCGTGAAGACTCTGATGCTCACGGGGCCTCCGGCTCTTCGTGCCAACCGCGCCGCAGCGACTCGAACCGTTCCATGCCCAGCCGTCGCGACACCAGGAGCGTCTTCTCGGAGACACGCCGAATGATGTACCGGCTCCCGGGCAGGTCTGGGTCACGCCGAGACGACTGCACGATGAGGACGTCGCCCTCCTGAATGCCCTGGGCCGCCGCGGGTAGTGAGGCCCGGTGCGTGAACCGATAGGCGTCGTCCGTTTGCTGGGACCCCTGAGCCGACCCGACCAGGCACGGGCCGTACTCGCCCGCAGGAGGGTACACCCGGGGCGCGCCCAACAGGCCGTCCTCGTCCAGTACAGCAGGGCGCACGACGATGCAGGTGTCGTCCATCAGCCCTTCGACCGTCTGCTGCGCGAAGCTCAGGTCGGGGCCCGTCTCAGTCGCCACGGACGTACCTCCCAATCGCCTCGAGGTAGCGCCC